CAATAGAACAACAAGCTGCACAAACAAGAGTTGAAAAACAAAAAGAAAATAATGCTAATGAAATTAAGTTAGAACAAGATAAAGTAAATGCTTTAGAACGTATTAGACAAGGTGAAATTGATACAGAAGCAGAACGTAGAGCAGAGGAATTATTTCAAGTTCAAAAACAATATGCTGATTTAATTGCAGAAGCTGAAAAATATTATGGTAAAAATTCTGAAAAAGTTTTATCTTTAAAAGAAGCACAACGTACAAAAGAAAAAGAATTACAAGATAAATTTGATAAAGAAGATGCAGAAAAAAAATTAACTAAAGAACAAGAGGAAAATAATTATTGGATTAAAGAGTCTGAAAAATCTATTGCAAGAGATGATGCCGCAAAGAAAAGCACAGAAGATGTAAAAAAATTAAAAGATGAAGAAATTGAAAAAGAAAATCAATTATTTAACGCTAAAGCAGAATTTGCAAATCAAGGTTTAAATTTAATTCAAGAAGTTGCAGGTAGAGGTTCTAAAATAGGTAAAGCAGCAGCAATAGCACAAACTGTTGTTAGTGGTATTCAAGGTGTACAAAATGCTTATACAACTGCACAAAAATCTCCTATTACTGCATTATTTCCAGCATATCCTTATGTACAAGCGGGATTAGCTGGGGTTTTTAGTGCTATACAAATTGCTAAAATGAAATCTGCTTCTGCTTCTGGTAGTAGCGGTGGTGGCGGAGGCGGTGGTGGTGCTGCTCCATCTATTCCTGCTGCTCCTCAATTTAACGTAGTAGGTAACACAGGTGTTAATCAATTAGCACAAACTTTAGGAAGCCAACAACCTGTACAAGCGTTTGTAGTTGCAAACCAAGTTACAAGCCAACAAAGTATGGATAGAAATATAATTAAAAATGCAAGTTTAGGATAAAAAATAACAAAATATAGAAATTAATGTTTTTAAATAAAAATAGTATGAACCTGATAGAATTAATAATAGACGATAAAGATGTATTAAGTGGTGTAGATGCTATTAGTGTAGTAGAAACTCCTGCTATTGAGTCTAATTTCGTAGCGTTAAAAGCAGAAGAAATTAAATTAGCTCAAGTAGATACTGAAAAGCGTATTTTAATGGGTGCTGTTTTAATTCCTGAAAAGCCAATTTACAGACGTAATGGCGAAGATGAATATTATATTTACTTTTCAAAAGATACAGTAAACAAAGCAAGTCAATTATTCTTTAAAAATGGTAACCAAAATAATTGGACTTTAGAACACGGTAAAGAAATTAAAGGTTTAACCGTTGTTGAAAGTTGGATAGTTGAAGATATGGCAAAAGATAAATCTGCTATTTATAATTTAAGTGTGCCTGTAGGTACTTGGATGGCTTCGGTTAAAGTTGAAGATGATGGTATTTGGAATGACTATGTTAAAACAGGAAAAGTAAAAGGTTTTTCATTAGAGGGATATTTTGCAGATAAATTAGAAGAAAAAAAGCAGTTAAGTAAAAACGAAAGTATTGTTGAACAAATTAAATCTTTAATAAATGAGTACGAAAACAAAAAGTAAAACGAGTCCAGTAAATGGTAAAAAAGGTTGTCTATGTGATGACAACACGTATAGTAAAGAATGTTGCAATGGTGATTTACAAAATCAAGGCATTGGTGCAACTACAGGAGTAGATAGTGTAACCGTTACAGAAAATAACGGAGTAAGAGTAATAACAAGAGTAAACGGATAAACAATGACACCACAAGAAAAAAACGTATTCAGTAAATTATTTGCTAAAACAGAATTAGCATCTCACAAAGTAGAATTAGCTGTAACAGATGAAATTACAGCAGAATTAAAAAACATTAAAACGTTTTTAGATAACGCAAATAAAGCTGATGCTATAATACAAAAATCTGTAGCAACTTTAAATTCAAGTTATAAATTTTTTGCAAATAATCAAGGATTTGCAAAAGGTAGAGTAAAAGTTGTAGATGGCTTAAGAACTAAATTTGAAAAATTAGGAACTGAATTAGGTTTAGATGTTAAAAATACAGACTCTTACAAACAAATTTTGACTATGTATGATTTTGCTTCTCAAATTGATGATACTTTAGGTAATATGAATAATGCTATTAAATCAATAGGAAAGTAATAAAATACAACAACAATTAAATAAATTAAAAATGACACCACAAGAAAAAAATGTATTTGGTAAATTATTTACTAAAACTGAATTAGGAACGCATAAAGTAGATTTGGCTTTATTTGATGATATTAAAAAAGCAGTATTAACTGCAAAAGATTTAAAAGAAAAAATAGAAAGTAATTTTACTTTAGCTAATGGTGGCTTAAGAGCAGTTGCTGATTTTGAAAAATTTTATGGTAGTGCAGTTTCAAAAGCTAATGAATTAGGTGTTGATATTCCAAAAGAAATAGTAGGATTAACAGATTTAGTTAAAAGCTATCAAACTTTTTTTACTAAAATAAAATCAATATAATATTAAAGGGTAGATTAATTTCTACCCTTTTTTTATTAATCTTTATGAAAAGGCAAATTTTCTACATATTTTTTTATTAAATAACAACTTAATATAATAAAAAAAATAAATACAAAAGTAAACCAAAAAGGAACTTCAAATGCTTCATCTTTTATATCTTTTACCGAAATATAAATATAATTTAAAATCATTTTTAAGGTTATAAGTTTAAATTTATTTTATTAAATAAGGATATACCCTTAAAAAATTCTTTTATTTCTACAGGTTCTAATCCTGCATCAATATAATATTGAATATGTTGTTTAATTTTATCTTCTAAATATTCTTGCATAGTATTGTATTTACTATACAAACAATTTTCAATTAAAAATATTTCTTCTTCTTCTTTATATTTTCTTAAAAAATCTAAATATTCTTCACTTGGTTTTTTTGGTTTCATTTTGTTTTTCTTTTTCAATTAATTTACCTAATGCAATCCAAATTTTAGCTTGTATAATATAAACTAAAATAAATGTAAATACTTTCCAAATCATAATTTTTTTATTTCTTGTTTTACTTCTTTCCAAAAATTATAAACTGATGGGTTTACTCCTAATAATAATTTATAATGACTTTCTATAACTTGATTAACTGCTATTAAAGAATATTGTTTAGCTAATTCTTTATTGCCTGAATTGTTTAATAAATTATCACAAATTAATTTATATTTTTCATATATCTCTTTTGCTTTTTTTCTTGCTTCCATAATTATTTTGTTTTAAATGTTTCAACAAATATACAAATAATTTTTAAAAATGTAACAATATCAAACAAGTATTGTTTTTAAATAAATTTAATAAATATGTCAAACGTAATTACAGAAATCAAAAAGTTGCTTGGTATGGAAATCAAACTTGAGCAAATGACATTAGACAACGGGACTATTATCGAAGCGGAAATCTTCGAAGCAGGTCAAGCGGTGTTTATTGTAAACGGTGAAGATAGAGTAGCACTTCCAATAGGAGAGTATATTCTTGATAACGGAATGATTTTAGTAGTTGAAGTTGAAGGCGAAATCAAAGAAATCAAAGAAGCAGCAGTTGAAGCACCTGAAGAGGAAGCTCCTGAAGTAGAAGTTGAGGTTGAAGCAGCTCAAACAGCAACAGCTAAAAAAGTAATCGAGTCTACTGTTAGAGAGTCGCATTTTTCAAAAGAAGATGTTGATGCTTTAAAATTAGAAATCGAAAGTTTAAAAACGGAATTAGCAAAACAGGTAGATGTTATTGAAGAAAAAGTAGAATTATCTGCTCAACCTTTAACACACAATCCTGATGCAAAACCAAACGTTGAAAAAGTGTTATTCTCACAAAACAGAGTAATGACTACATTCGACAGAGTAATGAATAAAATAGCAAACTAATAATTAATTAAAAAAAATGGCTACTACTACAAGTATTACAACAACTTACGCTGGTGAATTTTCAAAAAAATACATTTCAGCTGCATTATTATCAGCTTCTACTATCGAAAATGGTGGAATTGAAGTAATGCCAAACGTAAAGTACAAATCAGTTATTCAACGTTTAGCAACTGACGCTATCGTTAAAGATGCTACTTGTGCTTTTGATGCAACTTCTACAGTTACTTTAACTGAAAGAGTAATTACCCCTGAAGAATTCCAAGTAAATTTGGAATTGTGTAAAAAAGATTTCGCAAGTACTTGGCAATCTATCGAAATGGGAATGTCTGCTTTCGAAACTTTACCTAAATCTTTTGCTGATTATTTAATTGCTCACGTAGCAGCTAAAGTAGCAGAGAAAAATGAAACTAATATTTGGAGAGGTGTTAATGCTAACGCTGGAGAATATGCAGGTTTAGTAACTTTAGCTACTGCTGATGCTGCTGTTATTGATGTAGTTGGTACTACTGTAACTGCTGCTAACGTTATTGCTGAAATGGGTAAAGTAATTGACGCTATTCCTGCTACATTATATGGAAAAGAAGATTTACATATTTACGTTTCTCAAAACGTTGCAAGAGCATACGTAAGAGCTTTAGGTGGTTTTGCTGCTTCTGGTTTAGGTGCTAACGGTACTAATTCACAAGGTACTCAATGGTTTAACAATGGTTCATTATCTTTTGATGGTGTTAAAGTATTTGTTGCTAACGGTTTAGCTGCTAACTTTATGATGGCTGCTCAAAAATCTAACTTATATTTTGGTACAGGTTTATTATCTGACTATAATGAAGTTAAATTAATTGATATGGCAGATATTGACGGAAGTCAAAATGTAAGAGTTGTTATGAGATTTACTGCTGCTGTTCAATATGGTGTTGGTTCTGAAATCGTACTTTACACTCCAGCATAATTAATAACTAAATAAATTTAAAAAGGTGGTGCAATAAACGCCACCTTTTTTTTTTAAAATTTTAAAATATAAAAATATGTGTGATTTAACTTTAGGGAGATTAGAAGTTTGTAAAAGCAGCGTAGGTGGTTTAAAGAATGTTTACTTTGTAAATTACGGAGATGCAACAGGATACACTTACGATGCTACAAATACTGATGCAATCGATGCGGTTGCTGGTACTCCATCTGCTTACAAATATGAGTTAAAAGGTGCAAGTACCTTTACTCAAAATATTAATAGCTCAAGAGAAAACGGTACAACGTTTTTTGAGCAAGTTTTGGAATTAACTTTTAAAAGATTAACTCCAAAAGATAACAAAGAATTAAAATTATTAGCTTACGGAAGACCACAAGCTATTGTTGAAGATAACAACGGTAATTTATTTTACGCAGGTTTACAACACGGTATGGATGTAACAGGTGGTACTATTGTAACAGGTGGTGCAATGGGAGATTTATCTGGATATACCTTAACTTTAACAGGAATGGAAAAAGTACCTGCTAACTTTATAGATACTACTTTAGTTTTAGCTGGATTTACAGTTGTAAACGGTATTTAAAAAATCTTTTTTTAGTGTTAAAAAAGCGTGTATTAATTTATACGCTTTTTTTTTGTTTTAACAAAAATGTAACTTTTGTGTTTTTAAATAAAAGAATATGATAATCTTAAGAGAACAAGCAACTGCTCAAACATTAAACGCTATTATTTATGGTAGTAATGCTGATGCTATTGTATTGCGAGATGAAGAAACTAACATAGAAGTAGAATTAAATTGCACGTTTTCAATAGATAGATATTACGTTACTACTTCTAAAATATTCCCAATTAAACAAAATAAATATTATACACTTACTATTTTAAATGGTACGGATATAGTTTACCGAGATAAAGTTTTTTGTACAAATCAAACTATTGCAAGTTATACGATTAACAAAGACGAATATACTCAACATACAACAAATAACGATTATAAAATATTTGAATAATATGTTTCACATTTTAAATTTAAGTGCATATACTTCACCGCAAATAAACGAAAGTAAAAAAGGTGAGTTTGTAGAATACGGATTAGATAATAATTACTTTAGTTTTTTAATTGAAAGGTATTTATACAGCACAACTAACAACGCTATTATAACAGGTGTTTCTAATATGATTTACGGGAAAGGTTTGTCGGCATTAGATGCAAATAAAAAACCTGATGAGTACGCTAAAATGATATCTATTATAAAACCTAACTGTTTAAAGAAAGTAGGTTTAGAACGCAAGTTATTAGGAATGGCTGCTATGCAAATTGGATATGAAAAAGGTGAAGTTAAATTCGTAGACCATTTTCCGATGCATACTTTACGTGCTGAAAAATGTAATGACAAAGGAGAAATTGAAGCTTGGTATTATCACCCTGATTGGAATAATAAAAAACCAAGTGAAGAATTAAAACGTATTCCTGCTTTTGGTTTTGGTAATAAAAAAGAAGTTGAAATTTACGTTATTAAACCTTATATTAGTGGTTATCATTATTACACTCCAATAGATTATTCTGGTGCTTTACCATACGCAAAATTAGAGGAAGAAATTTCTGATTATTTGATTAACGATGTAATGAATGGTTTTAGTGGTACTAAAGTTATAAACTTTAATAACGGTGTACCGCCTGAAGAAAAAAGAGAAGAAATTGCAAACGAGGTTAAAAGAAAATTAACAGGTGCAAGAGGTGAAAAAGTAATTGTAGGATTTAACAGCTCGGTAGAAAATAAAACTACTGTAGATGATATTCCTTTAAACGATGCACCTGCACATTACGAATATTTAAGCAAAGAATGTTTTGAAAAATTAGTTGTAGGACATAGAGTAACAAGTCCAATGCTTTTAGGTATTCGTGATGCTGGTGGTGGTTTTTCTAACAATGCAGATGAAATTAAAACAGCTACTTTGTTATATGATAATTTAGTTATCAAACCATATCAATTAGAAATTATCGAAGCGTTAGATATTATTTTAGCAGTTAATAATATTAAGTTAAAATTATACTTTAAAACAATACAGCCTTTAGAGTTTACAGATTTAGAAAATGCACAAACACAAGACCAAGTAACAGAAGAAACAGGTACTCAATTATCTGCACATACAAATCCTGAATTAGCAAACGCATTAATTAACAAAGGCGAAGTTTTAGGTGCTGAATGGGTTTTAATAGATGAAACAGAAGTAGATTTAGATAGTGAATTAGAATTAGATGCAGAAATTGAAGCTTTAAATAACAAAAAGAAACAAAGTTTGTTACAAAAATTTGCTGCTACTATTACAGGTAGACCAAACGCAAAAAGCAAACAAGATGAAAATATTGATGGTGTTCGTTTTATTACACGTTATAAATATAGCGGAAGTGCAATAGGTGAGCGTGAATTTTGCAATAAAATGATTGGTGCTAATAAATTATATCGTAAAGAAGATATTGATAAAACAGATAGCAATTCTGTAAATCCAGGGCAAGGACATAACGGTCAAAATTATAATTTGTTTTTATACAAGGGCGGAGTTAATTGTAAGCACAAATGGTTAAGACAAACTTACGTATCTTTTGAAAACATTAAAATAGATGTTACAAATCCAAACGCAACGCAAATAAGCACTAATAAAGCTGAAAAGTACGGTTACAGAGTAAGAAACGATAAAGAGGTGGCAATGAGACCTATTGATATGCCAAATAACGGACATCATCCAGAATACAATAAATAATTATGGCATACGCATTACTAATAAGTACAGAAGATGTAAAGAAATTTACAATAGTAAATGGTAATTTAGATGCTGACGATTTTATCGAGTATATTAAAATCAGTCAAGATATTACTATTCAAAACTATTTAGGTTCTAAACTTTACCAAAAGTTACAAACTTTGATTTTAAACAACGATATTAACCAAGCTGGGTTTGTAGATTATAAAAATCTTTTAACGATTTACGTTAAACCTATGCTTATACATTGGGCAATGGTTTACTATTTACCATTTGCTGCATATACATTAAGTAACAAAGGTTTGTTTAAACATAGTTCTGAAAACGCAACTAACGTAGATAAAGCGGAAGTTGATTTTTTAGTTGAAAAAGAAAGGGACATAGCTGAAAGTTATACACAAAGATTTATAGATTTTATGTGTTATAATATGAATACATACCCTGAATATAATAATAACAATAACGAGGATGTAAATCCTGATACAAATAATTTTTATGGTGGCTGGTTTTTATAATAACGTAAAGATTAAAAATTTTAAGAAGCTAAATTTATATTTAGCAAAAGTAGAACAATTAAAAAAAGTAGAAACTTTAAAATCTAACAATGGCAAATAATATAGATTGGGGACAAGGTGTAAACAACAACGATATTGGTTGGGGTCAAGGTGCTATCAATAATGATATATCTTGGGGTTCAATTTATGGTGTTAGTTGGAGTGGAGAAACTGAAATATTAGGTAATGAAATTGAAGCTGTTGTAGATTTTATTGCAAGAATTGCTACAGATACAGGAGTATTTGAAGCAAAACAATGTTTAATTAATTTAATAGAAAATATATAATGAGTTTATTTGAAACTGCAAGTTTGGTTGTAACGCCGAATGGTGTAAAAACGAGTAAGTTATACGCAATAAAACCTACCGATGGAAGTGGTGATTTAGACGTTGTAAGAGCAACAAGTGCAACAAGAGTTGATGCTAATGGTTTGGTTGAGATACCAAGAACGAATTTAGCTACTTATTCAGAGCAGTTTGATAATGCTTTATGGGTTAAAACAAGAGCTACTATTACATCAAATTCAACAACAGCACCTGATGGAACTTCTACAGCTGATAAATTAATAGAAGACATTAATTTACTTACTCACGATATTTCAAGAAATATTACTTTAGTAAACGGTGTTGTTTATTCTTTTTCATTTTTTGCTAAAAAAGCTGAAAGGAATTGGGTTGCTTATTTTGATAATTCTTCTGGTGGGTTTCAATATTTTGACTTACAAAATGGAGTTTTAGGAAGTTCCGCAATAGGTAGTGGTAAAATAGAAAATTATGGAAATGATTGGTTTAGATGTACTTATATTTTTACTCAATCTGGTACTACTGGAAGGACTAATATAAGAATATCTACTGCAAATGGAGTAAGTTCTTATTTAGGTAACGGAACAAGTGGTGTTTATGTTTGGGGTGCAATGCTTCAAGAAGGCAACGTAGCAACAGAATACATTCCTACGGTAGCATCAATTAGAACAAAATTTGCGGGTATTACACAAGATGGTAGTAGTGCATCAAACATTCCAAGATTAGACTATACAAATAGTACTTGTCCGTCGATTCTTGTGGAACCACAGAGAACAAATTTAGTTTTAAGAAGTAACGAGCTTACAAATGTTTATTATGATACATCGGGAGCTACTATTGCCCAATCATCAACGAATTTTTTAAATGGTGAAAAAGCGTTTTTATTGGGTGAGACATCGCTTAATTCGCAACATTTCATATCTACTATATCTACACTACCACAAGTAATTGGAACTACTTATACATATTCTTGTTATTTAAAAAAAGGAAGCGGTTCTGCCGCTCCTGACATAGTTAGATTAAGAGCCTTTTATGGTGAAAATTTTGCAAATTTTAATATATCAACAGGTCAAGTATTAAGTACATCATCACAATTGACTTCGGCATCAATAACTTCTATTAGTAATGGTTATTATAGATGTTCTATAACTTGGGTTGGCGTTACGGCATCGTCAACATACGCAGTGATTTATTTAATAAATAATACAAACAATTTAAATCTTTCTGTTTCATATGTTGGAAATGTAAATGCTAATGTTTTTGTAGCAGGATGGCAATATGAAGTAGGTGCAAACGCTACTTCATACATTCCAACGGTAGCAAGTACAGTAACAAGAAACGCAGATGTAATTTCTAAAACAGGAATAAGTAGTTTGATAGGGCAAACAGAGGGGACTTTATATGCGGAAGTTAATGTAAATAATTGGACTAATTTATCAAGAATTTTTTCTATAAGCGACGGAACTTCTACTAATAGAATAATGACATTATTTAACACCTCAAATAGATTTAGAGTTATTATAGATAATTTAGGTGGAGCTGCCCAAGCTGATATATCATCTTCAAGTTTGTCTAACGGAATTCATAAAATTGCGGTAGGATATAAAGCTAATGATGTAGTTTTTTATGTAGATGGTGTTTTAGTTGGAAGCGATACTTCTGCAACTATTCCCACTTGTTCAGCAGTTTATTTAGGAAAGATAGAAACTTCAGCATCATCTAACTTTTTAGACGACAGAATAAATTCTGCAATACTATTTAAAACAAGATTAACAAATGCTGAGTTAGCAACTTTAACAACTTTATAAAATGTTTATATACAAATTAAATTACAAAGACACAGAAACTGCAACAGCTGATTTAATCGCTAAAGGAGTTTATATCGAAACAGAAGAAGGTTTATCTTATGCTAACGGAACTCAAGCAGTTGTTTTAATTGGACAAATTGTTAAGGTACCTGGTACTTATGATGAAGAGGGCAATGTAATTACAGAACCTATTTTTTACGATGGTGTTTTTTACGATGTAATGACTACCGATGTAATTGATTTTACACCTAACGAGGTTTTCCCTATTGATTGTGTACATTCATTTGCAGGATACTCACAAAACGCAGACGGACCAATTGAAATTATTGAATAATGAGCAGAAAAGAAAAAATAGATTTGTTATTAAGCAAATGGGTAAGTAGAAAATTAACAGTATTTGTAATTGCTTCAGCGGGTTTATTCTCTGGAGTTATTACTTCTACTGATTGGGTAATTATTGGAACTTCTTATATAACTATCGAGGGAGTTACAAGTATTGTTGAACGTTTAATGAAAAATAAAAATGTCTCATAACGATTTGAAATTGTATTTTTTTAATGCTATTGCTATGCTGTTAAGTTTTTCTAATATTGAAAACTTTTTAAAAATAATTCTATTAATAGCTTCTATTTTTTACACAATATTAAAAACAGTTGAAACTTTAAAGAAAAAAAACAATGGCGAAAATAACGACTAATTTTAGTTTAGAGGAATTTAATTGTAAAGATGGTTCAACTATGCCAAACGATGTAATGATTAACATTATTAAATTGGCTAAAAATTTACAAGTATTACGTGACGCTATTGGGAAAACAATTACTATTAATTCTGCATACCGCTCACCAGACTACAATAAAAAAATAGGTGGAGTAAAAGATAGCCAACATTTAAAAGGCAATGCTTCTGATATTACTGTAAAAGGTATGACACCTAAAGAAGTTGCAAAAATAATTGAGGGTTTAATAGCAAGTGGTAAAATGCAACAAGGCGGTATAGGAATATATCCAAACTTTGTCCATTATGACATTAGGAACGTAAAAGCTCGTTGGTAAAATCAAAAAAACCCTTACAAATACTGCAAGGGTTTTTTCTTAACTATTAATCAAAACAAATTATGAATATGCAAATATAACATAAATATTTGTTTATACAAAATAATTTTATATATTTGTTGAAACTTTTAAACAAATAAATTATGAAAACACAAAGAACTAGATTAACGGAACTAGAAGCTCGTGCTTTAGGTTTAACAGTAATTCAAAAAACAGACTTAAATGCAAACCCACGTTATCGAATTACTGAAGCACAATTAAAGCAACTTACAAAAATTAGAGATTTTCACAAAACTGAATTTAAAGAAGTTAGAAAAACGTTAAACAATAAAGGCAAAGTAATTTCTTCAGTAGAAAAATTAAGTCCTAAAAAGTTAATTGACATACCTAATAACCACGAAATAAAAAGAGTTTCTACAAATGTTTCAACTCAACAGCAATGGATTATTACAGAACCAATAAAAGAAATAAACCTAGAAAAAGAAATTGATTTTACAAATATTTTTAAAGATTTAGTTGTACCGATTAAATTATCAAAAATAAAAAGTAAATTAGATTTATCAATATTTGACAGATTAGTTTATACTGATGTTCACGTAGGTATGGAAGTAAACCAAAACGGATATAGTTTGTATGATGGTGCTTGGAATGAAGCAGAGTTAAACAATCGTTTAGAAATTATGGTTGCACAAACTTTAATTAACAAACAATCAGATACTTTAATTATACACGAGCTGGGCGATTTTATGGATGGTTACGATGGTGTTACTACTCGTGGTGGGCATAGTTTACCACAAAATATGGATAATCAAAAAGCGTTTGATGTAGGATTAGGTTTTAAAATTAAAATGATTGACGCATTAATTCCTTATTATAATAAAATAGAATGTACTAATATTTGTAATGATAACCACGCTGGAAGTTTTGGTTATATTGTTAATAGTGCTTTTAAAGCGTATATAGAACTTAAATACGAAAACGTTAAGGTAAGTAATCAAAGAAAGTTTATAGACCATTATATCGTAGAAAACAGATGTTTTATTTTATGTCACGGAAAAGATGATAAAAATATGAAGTTTGGTTTTAAACCACATTTAGACGCTGTACAAATTGAAAAGATTAAAAACTATATTGATGAGTACAGACTGCATAATTACACAATAGAATTTAGCAAAGGTGATAGTCATCAATTATTATTAGATTTTACCAGTTCAAGTGCTTTTGAATATCAAAACTTTGGAGCATTTTCTCCGCCAAGTGATTGGGTAAAAACAAACTTTAAAAACACAAACAGTAGTTTTATAATTTTAAACTATTACGAAAATCAAAAAAGTATTAATCCTATAATTTTTTAGTTATGAACGAAATAAAACAAAAACAATATTCACCACTACAAAGAATATTAAGAATTATAAAATTTAATTATAACAGGGGCTGCAACAAAGAAAGTATAAACACAGTGTATCATAAAATAATAAAATTAAAATATGAAAATAGAAATTAAACAGTACGGAACTATCTACACGGTAGAAACTGAACACGACGATTTAGAAGTTGTAGAAATAATGGATATCATTACAGGTTTATTAATTCAGTTAGGATACCAACAACAAAGTATTAACGAAACAATTAAAGAATTAGATATGGAAACTAAAAAAATAAATTATTTAACTTGGTTAGGTTGGGTATTATTTATAGCATTACTATTTTTTCGTGGTTGCAATCCAGCGCCACAAACTGCAGAAAAGATAAAAATACAAACCAAAGAAGTCAAAGGAACGACAAAAATACAAACCAATATAGTACACGTGCCAATAACTAAAAAAGTACGTGATACTGCTGGAGTAGGTTTTTATGTTTCTCAAATAGACAAATTGTTTGAGGAAAATAATCGTATGCAAAACGAATTTATTAAAATGGATAGTTTGCAACAAATAGAAGCGTATAACAAAGCAATCGAAATAAACGCTTTTAAACAACAATTTGATGACAAGTATATAAATGCTCAAGTAAGTGGAGAAGTGAGCGGCAAAATACACGCTATGAAGTTTGACTACACTATTAAGGCACAAACTTTAGAAGTAGATGCACCGAAGCCAAAAAACAATTTATATTTAGGTGTAAATGTTGCAAATACTTTGTTATTAGATAAACCGTTATTTAGTGCTGGAATTGGCATAAAAAATAAACGAGGTAATATAATAAATGCTTCATTTGATACTGAAAAACGCATAGGTATTGGATATTATTTAAAAATATTTTAAACTAATTTTATCAATGTTTTAAAGGGTTGGCAAGTGCTGACCTTTTTTTATGCAAAAAAATATAGTAAAAAATTTTTTTATTAAAATTAAACGTTTTATATTTGCATATCAATAATTAACAAATAACAAATATTATGAAAACACTTTATGAAAAATTAACAGATGAAAACAAAGGTAAATTATTACTTTACAAACAACAGTATCCTTACATAGGTAAAAAATTAATTACTACACTTGAAACAGAAATTAGCTGTATGAATTTATCAGTAGAAAATGCGTACAGAGTATTACAAGAAACAACAAAAAAAGAAATTACTATTAACAATTTAATGGAATTATTTTATGACAACTAAATTAGAAGATTTAAGAGCAGAAATGCACGAACTGTATTGCAGTGAATTAGTAGATACAGAAGTAATGGCACAAACAGAATTAGGTTTGGCTTTTATTAAAATTGAAAACTATATGAGCGAGTTAGAAAAAACAATCGAGCAACTTAAAAACCAAATAAAGTAATGAAAAACGCAATCGAGCAGTTATTGGAACAAACAGATTTAACCGCATACAGGTTAAGTAAGCACACAGGAGTAAGTACTCAACTAATACACTATCAAAAGAAAAAGCAGTATAATTTAAAAGAAGCTGTACACCTTGCTAAATTATTAAAGCAAAAAGGTTTAATTGAAAAAGATTTAATATTAATAGAAAACGAAATAATAACTAAAATTTAAAATTATGAAATTAAAAGAAAATGTATTTGATGTTGAGGCATTAGAAGAACAAATAAAAATATTTAACAATAAACAAAAAGACGAATACGCTATTGAGTTTGCGGAGTGGTTGCTAAAATTTGATAACTTAAAAAATGAAAAAGAATATGTTATTAAACAACTATTAGAAATTTTTAAAAAAGAAAAAGGACTATGAAATACTTATTAATATGGTTAGGTTACGAATTTATAAGACCAAAATTGATTTGGTTATTTAATTATTTAGCAAGTAAAGGGCAATAAAATGAAAAACAGATTAACAAATTATTGGAATATTTTAACAGGAGTTAAAAACCAAAACGAGGAATTATTAGATTTGAAATTAATTTTATTTAGAGATAAAAATACAGCACAAAGTATTAATTTATTTTTAGAACTTAAAAGAGATTTTGAAGAGGAATTATCTAAACGTAAATTAGAAGCTATAAACGAAAATAATAATGTTTCAAATTACTTTAACAAACGTGCAAGTTTACCTTACACAACTGTAAAAGATGTAGTTTTTAGCCACCCAATACAAAATTAATATGAATAATAAGAAACACAATTTAAGTAGCCATAAAATAGCAACGCTAACATATTTGTTAATTACAGAGTTAAGCGATATAAAAGCAAATAGTTTTTTAGCAAAAGAAATTATAGACAAAGGCAAAGAATTAGAAGATGCTTTAGAACCTATGATGGAAGCAATATTTGAAAGTAAGCAAATAACAAAAGGAACTTATCTAAATGAATTAGCTTTTAAAATAGATACAGTTATTCGTAAAAACTACACTATGATAACTGAATAAATATAATAAAAAGTTTTTTTATTAAATAAATTATATTTATATTTGCAGTATTAATAATCAAAACAAAAACATTATGAGCAAAAATCTTTATGAATTAATGCAAATGCAAGAAATTGCAACTAACAATTTTTTACCAAGTAAAAAGGAATTAGAATTATCCTCAAAAACATTTGCTAAAAATTTAATCGATGCAGGTGAAATTAGCAAAGTAGAAGCGTTTGCACAAGCAGAACGTTTAACAACTGCAATAAGCAACGTTAGAGATGAGTTAAAAGCGTCTTTACCACGTGAAAAACAAATAGCGTTTGGAATAGAAATTAATCCTGTAAATGGTAGACAAATGATACAATTTTCAGAAGATGCAATTTGGGTACAATTAAACGCAGATTTAAAAGAACGTGAGGAACTTTTAAAACTTGCACAAAGAATGGATGTATTTGATGCTTACGGTATGAATGTACCAAAAGTAAGCATTAAATATTCAGCAGATAGTTTAACAATTAAATATTAAGTTATGAATGTAGATAAATTAAAAGAGCTTTACGTTAAGTTTGAATTAACTAAAGATGATGTGTATAAGCATCAGCATTATATTATTATTACTCGTAGTGGTATTGATAAGATACAAGCAAAAGAGTTAGTAAATATAACTTACGATGTTATATCTTGTGAACCTAAATTTTGTGTAGTTAAAGCAACTGCAATAAAAGAAAATACACGAATTGAAACTTTTGGTAGTGCTTTAAAAGGTGATAGTTTTAAAGATGGTAACACTCAAAGTTGGTATGTTATGGAAATGGCAGAAAAACGTGCAATGAGTAGAGCAGTATTAAAACTTACAGGGTTTTATGAATTAGGAGTATTTGGAGAAGATGAAAGCGAAGATTTTAAACGTAAACAATAATTAAATTAAATAAAAATGAGTGAAGTAATTGGTAGTATTATCCATATTGGAAATACAGAAGTAGTAGGAAGTGCAGGAACTTTCAAAAAAAGATTATTAGTAGTTAAAACAGATGAGCAATATCCACAAGAAGTGCCTATTGATTTTGTTCAAGACAAATGCGAAGTATTAGATAAATACGCAATAGGTCAATCTGTAAAGGTAGGAATTAACATACGTGGTAATTCTTATAACGGTAAATGGTATTGTAGTTTAAATGGTTGGAGAATAGATAAAGAAGATGCAACTATTGTAAATAATGCAAGTGTTGAAACTTTTACAGCACCATCAGCAGTATTACAACAAGCAGCAGATGACTTGCCTTTTTAGATTGTTAATAAAAACCTGCAATTAATTTTGCAGGTTTAATTTTATTGTTTATATTTGCAAAGTAATGAAGTGGAACGCATTACGTAAAATTAAAATATTATATAAAATCCTATTCAGGAGGTACGTTCCACAACACTACCAAATGAATGGGATTTTTTTATTAATTTAATAGTTTATAGGTATCTTAAAACCTTTATTATTATGGCAAAATTTGAATTAAAATTTTTAGACCAAATTTTAGAAGAAGAAAAAACATTACAAGTTTTTTTTAATCATAGAGATAATACTTCTTATAATACACATTCAATTAGATTATGGATTACAAATTTACAAGATAAAACAGAAACTTGTTTTGATTTAGATAAATCAACTGCAATTAAATTTGCTAAAACACTTCGCACAGAAATTAATAAAATTACAGAAAGTGAGGTATCTAATGGCTAAAGATAAAACTTCTTTTGTATTATATTCTGATAGTAAATCTATTATAGATTTAATGACTAATGAACAAGCTGGACTACTTTTAAAAACATTATTTGCTTATGTAAACGATGAAAATCCTGTTATTGATAATTCTATTGCTATAGTTTTTGAAATGATTAAATTACAATTAAAACGTGATTTAAAAAAATGGGAGCAAACAAAAGAGGGTAGGTCAGTTGCAGGTAAAGCATCTGCAGAAGCAAAAAGATTAGCAAAACTTAATCAACAAAATTTAACAAATTCAACAAATGTTGATTTTGTTCAACAAACTTCAACAAATTCAACTGTAAGTGTTAGTGTAAATGATAGTGTTAATGTAAATGTAATAAATAAAGATAGTAAGGCGAATTTAGAAATTCGCACACTCGCATTTAAAAATTCATTAATTCCTTTTAAACAAAAATATTCTATAGATATGCTAAAAGACTTTTTTGGATATTGGACTGAACCAAATAAAAGCAATACTAAATTAAAATTTGAATTGCAACAAACTTGGAGTATAAGCAGAAGATTAGAAACTTGGGCTAAAAATGATAAGACTTTTTCACCTAAACCACAAATTAAATTAGATAGGTTATGAGTTGGACTGAACAAAACGCATTTAAACGTATTTACAACGTGTTTAAACGAAATAAAAACAATGTGTATAGCGAAGATATAGAAGCACTAAAATTATTGAATACAGCGTTAGAAAATAAAAACAAAGAATATGTTAATAAAAATTTATTATACGCTAAATTATTAGCAATACAGATAAATCAAAATTTAATGTATTATGGAAGTATTGAACAAGCAATAAATAAAATTAAATACGATTTATCTTTGTCATTAAATTACAACTTAATATATTTACAAAAAAATTTAACAAATACAGAACTAACAAACTATTTTAATTCAATCGGAGTAAATACTACAAACCCACATTTGTTAAATGAAACGCAAATAGAAAATGATAAAAATATAATTTCAAACAATCAAAAAGAAATTATAGAACAATTAAAAAAGAATTGGGATTTTGAATTAGTAGAAAAAAGTTTTGTAAAAACTGCAAACGAATTATTAAAAGATGTAACATATTATGAATGATTTTAATTTTGAAGATTTAGCAAATAATGCAGAACCGATAATTGACTTTAAACAAATATTTAAAGATAGTTTAATAGATCCTGCAGAAGAAATAAAACAGCAACCTATTGCATTAAGTATAGGCGAAAGTATTTACAAAGGTAATAGTTACCCAATACCATTTGGAAGTTATGGCGATTTTAGTTGTATTGTAGGTGCTTCTAAAAGTAGAAAAACATTTTTTAAATCTATGATTGAAGCAGCTTTTATAGGTGGTAACTCAAACATTCACAACCCAAGTATAAAAGGACATAACAACGAAAGAAAATTTGTACTTTCATTTGATACTGAACAATCACATTTTCACGCACAAAGAGTGCAACGCAGAGTATTAGAATTGATAGGTGGTAATTGTGAATTTTATAAAACATTTGGTTTACGTGGTTACACTCCAAAAGAGCGTTTTGATTTTATTGATTGGGTTGTTTTTGAAAGTGAATTTAAAAATAATATTGGTTTAATGTCAATAGATGGTTTTGTAGATTTAGTAACCGATTTTAATTCTTTAGAACAAAGTACAGGTTTAACAGAAAAGTTACTTAATTGGACTGCTAAAGGTAAAATGCATTGTACTGGCATACTTCATAAAAACTTTGGAACTGCAAAACCTGTTGGACACGTTGGAAGTAGTATATTAAAAAAAGCTGAAACTGTTGTGTTTGTTGAGAAAGGTGATGATGATGTAACTTTAGTAAAATGTGAATATTCACGTAACCAACCATTTAAAGAAATTAAATTTAATGTAGATGATAACGATTGGTTGCCTAAAGAAATTCAAGAGTTTTTATAATGAACTTTGAAATAATTAGCGAGGTTAAAAACGGAAGTTTAACACGTAACAGAAATTTAATTAAAGATGCAATAGCAACTTTTGAGGGTAAGCAAATAGTAATTAAAATAGAAAAGGCAAAGAAGAAAAGAAGCACACAACAAAACAGATTTTATTACGGAATTATTATTCCAATAGTGCAAAATTGTTTAAAAGAAGCTGGGCATATAATGACAAATGAAAGCACTCACGATTTAATTAAACTAAAGTTTTTAAAAGAAGCACTATTTGTTAATGAAGAAACAGGCGAAGTAATAGAACGAATAAAATCTACTACTGAACTTTCAACAAGTCAATTTATGGATTTACTCGCAGAAATTAATAACTTTACATTTGAATACTTTGGTGTTAGCTTACCAAGTCCAAACGATGACTTAACTTTAAAATTATAATTATGAAAATTACACAAAACATTACAATAACAAACGAAGACAACATGGCTTTAATGGCTAGATACCCTGATAACTATTTTGATTTAGCGATTGTTGACCCGCCTTATGGTATAGGAATAGATGGACAAAAGAAAAGTATTAAAAATGGAACTCAAATAAGAAAACATCACGAATTTAAAGGATGGGATAATGCAATACCATCTGAAGAATATTTCAACGAATTAAAAAGAGTATCTAAAAACCAAATAATTTGGGGAGGTAATTATTTTACAGAATTTTTAGAACCCACAAAGTCTTGGATATTTTGGTATAAAGGACAACAGGATTTAACAATGAGCGATGGAGAAATGGCTTGGACTTCTACAAAAGAAGTAACAAGAATGTTTAATCTACATAGAACTCATTTATGGCAAGAAAAACCAATGCATCCAACACAAAAGCCATCTAAACTTTACAAATGGATTCTTGACAAATACGCTAAACCAAACGATAAAATACTCGACACTCACTTAGGCAGCGGCTCAATTGCAATAGCTTGTCACGATTATAAATTTGAACTTACTGCTTGTGAATTAGATAAGGAATATTACGACAAAGCAATACAAAGAATAGTAAACCACACTAACCAGACAAAACTATTTTAATGCAAAAAGTATATCAAAAAAAATGCGTAAGCTGTAAAGATAAATTTACACCGCAAAACAACACCCAGATTTGCTGCAGTCCAAAATGTGCTATTGATTATATGAAAACCAAAAACGCAAACGCTTGGAAAAAAGAAAAGAAAGTACTTAAGGAAAAACTAATGACAAAATCAGACTACTTAAATATTTGTCAAAAGGTTTTTAATACTTATATTCGCACAAGGGATAAAAGTAAACGCTGTATAAGTTGTGAAAAGTTTTTAAAAGATAATGATGTAAACGCTTCACATTTTTATTCGGTAGGTTCAAGTCCAAATTTACGCTTTAATGAAGATAATGTACACAGCAGCTGTATAAGATGTAACAAAGAATTACACGGTAATTTAATAGAATATGCTTGGCGGTTACCAAATAGAATTGGTTTAGAACGCTTTAACGAATTAAAACACGCAAAAAATATACCAGCACTTTATTCAATAGATGAAGTAAAAGAACTAATAGAAATATACAAACTAAAAACAAAAGAACTAATTAAACAACAATAAAATGACAATTAACGAAATAAAAGAAAATTTAGGAATTGATATTAGTATTCCTTGCAGAAAAATAGAAAACATAGTTTTAAAAGGTTTATACGTAGAAAAAAGATTATCTGAATTACCTAATTTAAAACAATCAACTGCTTACGATTTAATAGGTAAAGAAATAAACGTTAAACGCTCAAACATATTTAATATATTTAAAAATTTAGAATACTATAAAACAGGTAAAAATACTAAATTAATACATTTAGCATTTAATACAGGTGATAAAATATTTTTAGCACAATACAAAGCTGAAATTAAAAAACAACAATGTAGCAATTATTATATTCGTACAGCAGAAGAACGTAAAGCAAAACGAATAACAAAGCAAAACAAAATTAAAACAGAAAGCGTAATACCTGAAACACCTTACTTAAATAATTTAGACGTAGCAGAGTATTTAAGAAAAAATAAAATAACAATGTCAAGGTTTTGGGATATACACCCAAGATTATATACAGAAAACACTTGGAACGAATTAAGAAATTTTAATCCTGCAATGTTTGATACTTATTTAAAATGATTATAAATTACAAAAATAATTAGTAAAATATTTTTTTATTAAAAAAAGTATTATAATATTTGCAGTATTATTATTAACAACTAAAACAAAACATTATGGAAACTAAATTAAAATTATCAGATTATTTATTGATTACAATTTATTGGTTAGTATTTTACACGGTATTATTTTTTATTTTATAGATTATGGAATTTTTTTTATGGCTTATAGCTTTAAACTTATCGTACATTGGTTATGTATTAACAAAAATTTTAAACGAATTTAAAAACAAATAAGATATGAAACAGATATTTAACAAAATTTTAAATTTTTTTAAGTTTAAAAGCCCTTGTTGTAATAGTATTATGAAAAATACTTATGAGTACAATGGCTCAAAAATATATATGTGTATTAAGTGTCAAAAAGAATGGTTTTAACAATTTAAAAACAAATAAGATATGAAAAAAATAACAAGGTCAGTAATTAAGTTATCAGAAATACCTGAACACTTACAAAGCAGTGAAATATTTAATGGGCATAAGGTACACACGTATGCCATATTTCATATTGATGATTGTGAACAAGATGATTTAACAAAATGGTTAGTAGAAAAATATCCTACAATTAAACGCAAGATTAGTTTTTTAATTCACATAGACAAATAAGATATGAAACAAACAGCAGTAGAATGGTTAGAGCAGATGTTATTAATTATTTTAAATAAAGAAGAATTTAAAAAAATTACATTAGCTATTAAACTAGCTAAAGAAATGGAAAAGCAACAGATTATTGATGATGTTAATCAAAATGAATTTGAAGATGAAGATGGTTTTGGTATTTGCGAAACAATTACAAAAGGAGAACAATACTACAAAGAAATATACAACAAATAAAATTATGAAAATAATATTACATAGGTTTAAAAACAAGCATAATTTTGTACTCAAAGTATAAAAATAAGATTAAAAATAAACTAAAGAAATAATAATAAGATATGGAAGAATATAGTTATTGTTGTGGTGCTGAAAGGCACTACGTTTGGGAAGATTTATGTAGTGCTTGTTTAGAACAATTTGCAGAAGCAGAAGAAGAATAGTTAATAACTTTATACAAATATGTTACAATGATGTTTTAATAATATAAAATGTTTTTGTAACATTTGTGTAATGTTAGAAAAGTTATACAAACACCAGAAACAATTAATCGAATATGCGAAGATATTTGATAAAATTAATTACGAGGATATAGTACAAGAAACTTATATTAAGTTACACTTATACTCAAGTGAAGATAAATGCTTTACAAATGGTAATTTAAACAAAGGATATATTTTTATTGTAATACGTAGTGTTTACATAACACAATTTTATAATAAATTTACTATTGTAGATTTTGTAGACCAAGCAATAGAAACTGATTTTGATGAGCAGTACGAAATTGAATGGTATAAGTTTAGAACCAAGTGTGAAGCTGAAGTAAATAGCTGGGATATGTACGATAAGAAACTATTTACAATATACAGGGATAGTGATTTATCAATGCGAAAATTAGCAAAAGAAACAGGTATTAGTTTTGTTTCTATATTCCACTCGTTAAAAGCACATAAGAAAAAGTTAAGGGAATTATTTCAAGAGGACTATAATAACTTAAAATAATATGAATGATGTAAAATACATTTACGATTGGATGCAATACTATTCTGAAATAGATTTTAATATCTTAAGTAAATTTGAAATAAACGAAAATCCATTAGATACAAATGCTGAATTAATCTTTATGATTACAAACGCATTACATAAAAGCAGAGCAGGAAATTACACAATAACAAAACAAGATAAAATTTATTATAAAAAAATAATTAAACATTATGGCACGAGGTAGAAAAGCAACAGGATTAGGTGATACAATAGAACAAATCACCACAGCAACAGGAATTAAAGCAGTAGTAGATAAGATAAGCGAAGTAACAGGTAAAGACTGTGGGTGCAGTGAACGTAAAGAAACGCTAAACAAATTATGGAGTTACAGAAACACAGATAATGAAACACTAAATTGTTTGTCAGAAGATAGCATAGCGTTTTTAAAAGACTTCTTACCAAACCAACCAGAGCAATTATCAATTAAAACTCAAGAACGTTTAAAGACTATTTACAAAGAAGTATTTAATTTACATTTTAAAGGTACTAATTGTGGTAGCTGTTGGAGAGATATGATAGCAGAACTAAAACAAGTTTATAATGCAACAGTATAATATGAAAATAGAAATACAAAAAAAAAATAAAGAGAATGGCGATATTATTTATAGAAGTATTTGTAAATATGAAGTTAATGGCTTAAAAAAGCAAATTAATGTAGAGGCATTTTCTCCTATGAATTTAGATTTTTTTTATAAGTTTATTAATAATAATTACTTTTTTAATTATGGAAGATAAAAGAAAAAATAACGGTGGGCATAAATCTGCAGGTCGTAAACCTAAAGTAGAAGAACAAAAAGTAAATACTTTATTTGTAACAGCACTTAAACAATTATACAATTCTGATACAGATGATGAAGCTAAAATTACATTTGTTAAGAATACTTTAATGGATAGCCAACGTGGTCAGATATTTATTGCAGAGCATATATTTGGTAAACCAAAAGATATTGTAGAAACAACGCACAATATAAACGATTTTAACATTAAGGATATCTTTAAAATTAATGATAAATCTAAATCAGAAGTATAACTTACTCGGTTCAGATAGTAGGTACTTTGTAATTACAGGAGGAAGAGGAAGTGGTAAATCATATTCTTTGAACTCCTTTTTACTTTTGCTTACTTACGAGGTAGGTCACGTAATATTATTTACACGTTATACTTTAACTTCTGCACACGTTTCTATTATACCAGAGTTTATTGACAAGATTGAAACAGCTGATTTAAGCCACGATTTTTATATTACTAAAGACGAAATAGTAAATTTAAAAACAGGGTCTAAAATCTTATTTAAAGGTATTAAAACAAGTAGCGGTACTCAAACTGCAAACTTAAAATCTTTAGCTGGTGTTACTACTTGGGTGTTAGATGAAGCAGAAGAATTAAACGATGAAGATACTTTCGATAAAATAGACTTTTCAATACGTGCCAAAGGAATACAAAACAGAGTTATATTAGTGCTTAACCCTGCAACAAAAGAGCATTTTATCTACAAACGTTTTTTTGAAAGCAAAGGTATTGCAGATGGTAGTAATTTAATACACAAAGATACTACATACATACACACAACCTATTTAGATAATTACGAAAACCTTTCAGAGTCTTTTATACTTCAATTAGAAGATATGAAAGCAAGACGTAAGCAAAAATATAACCATCAGATAATGGGTGCTTGGTTAGAAAAAGCAGAGGGAGTTGTATTTACTAATTGGAAGTTTGGAGAGTTTAACCCACACAACCTACCTACTTCATTTGGATTAGACTTTGGTTTTAGTATTGACCCTGATACACTTATTGAAGTTGCAATAGACAAAGACCATAAAAAGATTTACGTTAAAGAACATTTATATCAGAATGGTTTACGTATGGAAGAACTCGCAAAGATATGCACAGACAAAGCCACCAATAAATTAATAATAGCTGATAGTGCAGAGAATAGGCTAATTGTAGATTTAAGGCACAAAGGTTTAAACATAGAACCAATTAAAAAGGGAACTATTGAAAGCGGTGTTACTATGATGCTTGACTATGATATTATAGTAGATAACGAAAGTAGCAATATTGCAAAAGAGTTAAACAATTATGCGTACCTAAACAAAGGCAGCAAATTATACATAGATGATTTTAACCACGCTATCGATGCAATACGTTACAATGTTACGTTTCATTTAGATAACCCAAACAAAGGCAGTTATTATGTCTACTAACCCAACGTATGGTGAAATGATTTATATGGTAGAAGTACACATATTAAAAAAGACAGGTAAGCAGGTTACTATTAATTTACCACGCAACGTAGGAGAAATAAAAAAATTAGTACACGCTTACAAATTAGCAACTAATCAAATATAATTGTTTTTACTTTATACAAAAAATTAACTTTAATGTTTTTAAATAAACGCATATGAAAATAGATATTAAAATTCCAGAAACACTAAACGAAATACACCTTAAACAATATCAAAAGTTTGATAAATTAATTAAGGATAACGAGGCAAGTGAATTTGTTAATCAAAAAACGATTGAGATATTTTGCAATATAGATTTAAAAGATGTAGCACGTATTCGTTTAGCTGATACAGAAGAATTATTAGCACACTTAAACAATTTACTTAATGTAAAACCTAAACTAATTACAACATTTAAGTTAGGAAATTACGAGTTTGGTTTTATACCAAAGTTAGAAGATATGACAAGTGGCGAGTATATTGATTTGGAAAACTATTTAAGTGATACGCAAACGTTTCACAAAGCAATGGCAGTGCTTTTTAGACCAATAAAAACAAAAGTTAAGGATTTATATACAATAGAAGATTACGAAAGTTCAGAGAAGTATAGTGAGTTTTTACAATATATGCCTTTAGATGTAGTTTTAGGTTGCTTGGTTTTTTTTTCGACTTTAACCAACGACTGCTTGAACGGTTTGATGGATTATATACACAGCGAAGCGGAACAATCGGAGGAAGTGAAGAAGCTTTTGGAAAAAAATGGGGTTGGTACCAATCAATCTACGGAGCAGCTCAAGGTGACCTTTTACGATTTGCTTCAATTACCAAACTTCCCATCACTCAATTAATGACGTGGTTAATGTTTGAAAAAGAAAAAACAGAAATAGAAATTAAAAATTTAAAAAGAAATGGTATATAGTATTATAAATAAAATTAAAGAAGCGTTATTAGATGAGCCATTTGTAAATACAGTTACAGAGGGTGATATATTCGGAGTAGATTTAGCAAAGCGTACATTATTCCCTTTGTCGCATATAATGATTAACAACGCAACGCATCAAGGTAATGTAATTCAGTTTAATATTACAATACTTTTAATGGATTTGCTTAATCAAAAAGATGAAAGCAATAAAGTAGATGTTTGGAATACTCAAATGCAGTTAGGAGTTAGAGTAATGGATAGATTAAATAGAGGTGATTTGCGTGATGACTTTTGGGAGTTAACAGGTAGTCCAAGTTTTGAACCATTTACAGAAAGATTTGAAAACGATTTGGCAGGTTGGGCTTTAACGTTTGATGTGTTAGTTAGAAATGATATGACTGTTTGCTAAATGTTAAACACAGAGCAAACATATAAATATTTAAACGACTTTGCTAAATATGTAATTCAGCAGAGTAGAAGTAATTTAACAAAGCAAGGCAAAAACGTAGATAAAAAATTATACAATAGTTTAGATAAACAAATTGAGGTTAGTGCTAATAGTTTTCGTTTAAGTTTCTTAATGGAAAATTACGGTGAGTTTCAAGACAAAGGAGTTAGCGGTACTAAAAAGAAATACAATACTCCATTTAGTTATAAAAGCAAACGACCACCAATAAAACCTATTGAGGATTGGGTAACAAAAAAACGTTTTCAATTTCGTAATAAAGAAAGTGGCAAGTTTATGAGTTTTAAAAGCACTGCTTATTTAATTTCTGGTGGTATTTTAAAGAATGGTATTAAGCCAAGTTTATTTTTTACCAAACCATTTGAAAAAGCTTTTGAACGTATGCCAGATGAATTAGCAGAAGCATACGGATTAGATGTTGAACAATTTTTACAATATACATTAAACAAAAAATAATGAAAAAAATATTTATTAGAAGTCCGTATTTTATACAAGTAAATGAAACAGGGCAATTAGGTAGCAAGGTAGAATTATATTTATATAATAAAGGAACAACTGTACCTGCTTTGCCTACTTATACATTAAGTAAAAAAGTTCCAAGTCCTGCTCAAAGTGAAAACACTTATAACATAGCTAATTACGCAAAGGAGTTTATTAAACCTGTATCTTCTATTAATACACCATTAGAAGAAGATGTTAATTGTTGGGCATATTGTATTGTAAAGCGTTATACCGAATTAACTTTAAATACTTATACTTTATTATCTACTGAAACTTTTGTTTGTTTAAATGGTTACACAGAATATATAGATGGCTATAATAATGATGACGACGAAGATATTTTACCTCTAACAAATACAGCTATTAAAATTTACGAAAAACAAGGTGCTACAGGTTACTTTAATGTTTGGTTAAAAGCACCTGCTGTTGGATATGTTTATAGATGGGATAATAGAAATTTAACAATACCATCTGATGGTGTTTATAAATTAGATTATATTAATGGTACTTCTTTTTTATCTTATGCTCCAACAGGAGAATCTAATGCTATTTTTTCAGTTACAGCTGAAACATTATGCGAAAATAAATATACCCCAATAACTTGCGAGTTTATTAATCGTTTTGGTGGTTGGCAATATCTTACATTTTTTAAAGCTAATATTCAATCAATAGAAACAAATTCTAAAGATTTTAATCTATTACCAAGTAGCGTAAATTATAATGTATTACAAGGACAGAAAAAAGTATTTAACCAACAAGGTAAACAAAAAATAAAATGTAACACTGGTTGGGTGGATGAGAATTATTTTGACTTAATTCAAGATTTGTTAATGAGCGAAGTTGTATTATTAGATAATAAACCTGTAATAGTTAAAAGTACTTCTTCTGATTACAAAACACATTTAAAAGATAAAAATATTAATTACGAAATTGAGTTCGAGTATAACTACGGTTTAATAAACGATGTAATTTAATGGAAGTTGCTTTATACATATACACTGAAAGTGATACAGATTTTACTGAATTAACAGTTAATGACTTTAAAAAAAGAGTTATTGCTAATAGCGGTAATTTTGAAGCTCAACAATGTCTTATTGATAAGATAGATTCTTTAGGTGGTGATTTTCAAATAAGTAATACTGCTAAACGTATTGAATTATTTAACGATGAGAAAATTAGTATTACTTCTTCTATACAAAATGTTAATGATATATCAAAAGTATTTACCGATTATAGTCAGAGTTTCACAATTCCTGCAAGTGATAACAATAACGAAATTTTTAGACATTGGTACGAGAACGCTTTAGATAATGGTTACGACCAACGAATAAGATACAGAGGATATATTGAAATTGATACACAAGTATTTAGAACAGGTTTATGGCAATTAGAAAGTGCTACAATAAAAAACAATCGAGTAGAAGATTATAAACTTACTTTTTATGGTGTGTTAAAATCTTTAACAGATAAATTCGGTGAGGATAAATTAAAAGATATTGCACAATTAAACGATTATACTATTAATTATACTGGTGCAACTGTACAAACTAAAATTACAACTACTTCGGATAGTGATGTATTATTTCCTTTAATTACTTCGCAAAGAGTTTGGCAATATGGTGGTGGTGGTGCTCAAGATATATCACAAAATTCACACCACATACATTATAACGAAATATCTCCTGCTTTAAAAGTAGCACGTATATTTGATGCAATAGAAAGTAAATATGGAATAAGTTTTAATGGTAACTTTTTAACGCAATCAAGATTTACAAAAGCGTATTTATGGTTAAAAAACAAAGAAGCGTTTACTCCATTAGGTTTAAAGAAATTAATTGAGTTTACAGCTATTACTAATAATGATGGTAATTTAACCATTAATAATAATAACTACGTTTTAGATATTAACGAATTTAATAATCCAGGAGATAGTGCTTCATTTTTTAATGGTGGTGCAGTAAACATTACGCTTTCAACTTCTACAAATTGGCAAGTTACTATTTTTAAAGATGGTGTTCAATTATATTTACAAAGTGGTACAGGTACAAATGTTTATGTAGGTATTGGAGATATTGATGGAACTTTTCAATTTTATTTAAGTACTGCTCAGTCTTGTACTTATACAGGTACAATTTCAGCAAGTACTACAGAATATGATTATTTAAATAATACTCAAACAACAAATACTTCTTCTGCAACTGTATTAGCAGGTTCTATAACTTCAAATTTAGATTTTCCAAGTTTTATGCCTGATATGAAAGTAACGGATTTCTTTAGTGGTATTTTAAAAATGTTTAACCTAACAGCGTTTAGTTATGATGAGGAAAACTATACTTTAGAGCAGTTAGAAAATTGGTATTATCAAGGTAACATAAAAGACTATTCAGAATATTGTGTAACTGATTTTGATTTTGAACGTATTAAACCATATAAGAAAGTAAATTTTAATTACGAAAAAAGCGAAAGTATTTTAAATAAAAGTTATTCAGATGCTAACCAAAAAGAGTACGGTGATTTAAGTTATCCATTTAATACAGATGGTGCTGATTACAATGTTAAATTACCTTTTGAAAATATCATATTTAATAAATTTACAGGAACTAATTTACAGGTAGGTTATGCAATTAAAACTGATTTAACAGCTTACGTACCAAAACCAATAATTTTATATCAATACGAAAACGCAGCTTGTAGTTTTTATTTTAATAATGGTACTACTACAAATCACATAACAAACTATAATGTTATGGGGCAAGATGTAAATTACCAAGCACAAATGCACACATTAAATTTTGGTGTAGAATTTAGTAGTTATACATTAAATACTGTTAGTAATACTTTGTTTAAAGATTATTATTTTGACTACTTGAATAACTTATATTCTTTAAAATCAAGAATGGTTAAAGTAAGTATGCGTTTACCTTATTCAGAGCTATTAGCGTTGCGTTTAAACGACAGAATTGTAATACGTGATAAAAGATATATTATAAATTCTTTTACAACGGATTTAGATACTTTCGAAAGTAAGTTTGAATTGATACAAGATTTTAGAAGTTTAATTTTTAATAATTCAGTTTTAAGACAAATAAATAACACAGCTCAAACTTTAAGATTTGATACAACAAGTAACGAACCTTTAACGTGGACTTCTTTAAACGACCCAACAGGTGCAATAACAAGTATTACAAATGGTGATACTTATGTACAAGTAACTACCAAAGCAAACACTACAGGAGTTGCAAAAATATATAGTATAGAAAGTAATAATAACGATATAATAGTAATAAATCAAAATGCTTAAATTAGTAATACAAATGCTTGAATTTCAAAAGTTTGGAACAAGCGAAGCGATAGATATTGCAAAAGGAAAATATAAAATACCTGAAACACTAACAGAACTTAAAAAATCAATAAAATGGCAATTACAAAAACGATAGAAATTGATTTAAACAGTCAAGGTGCTAAAACCGGAATAAACAATATAACTAATTCTATTGAGCAAACTGATAAAGCCACGCAATCATTAAGAAGCCAATTAAGACAAGCTCAAGCAGATGTTGGAGAACTTTCTGAAAAGTTTGGTGCAACTTCAAAAGAAGCAGTTGAAGCGGCTAAAAGAGCAGGACAATTAAAAGACGCTATTGGTGATGCAAAAGCTTTAACAGATGCGTTTAACCCTGATGCTAAATTTAGTGCGTTATCTGGTTCTTTAAGTGGTGTAGCAAGTGGTTTTAGTGCTGTTGAGGGTAGTTTAGCATTAGCTGGTGTACAAAGTGAAAACCTACAAGAAACAATGGTTAGGTTACAAGCTGCTATGGCACTTTCTCAAGGTTTACAAGGGTTAGGCGAAAGTATAGATAGTTTCAAACAAATGGGAGCTGTTGCTAAAAACGCATTAGCTGGAATTAAAACAGGAATTGCTGCAACAGGTATTGGTATTTTATTAGTTGCTATTGGTGCTATTGCAGTTTATTGGGACGATATTAAAGAAGCAGTTAATGGTGTAAGTAATGAGCAAGAAACACTAAATAAACAATCACAAAGTAATTTAGATATTCAGCAAAAAAAATTAGATACAATAGGTGGGCAAGATAATATTTTAAAATTACAAGGTAAATCTGAAAAAGATATTTTAAAAATTAAAATAGCACAAACAGACCAAGTAATAAAAGCATCTGAAATACAAATAGAGCAATCTATTGCTACAACAAAAGCACAAACTGAAGCAGCTAAAAGAAACCAAGATATTTTAGCAGGTGTTTTAAAATTTATAAGTTTACCGCTAACAATGATTTTAAAAACAGTTGATGCTGTTGGTAGTGCTTTAGGTAAAGATTTTGGATTAGAAGAAAAAGTATTTAAAGGATTATCTTCTTTTATTTTTGACCCTAAAAAAACACAAGAAGAGGGCGATAAAGTTGTAGAAGAACAGAAAAAAGCACTTGCAAAACTTAAAAACGATAGAGCGGGTTTACAATTATCTGTAAATTCAATAGAACAACAAGCTGCACAAACAAGAGTTGAAAAACAAAAAGAAAATAATGCTAATGAAATTAAGTTAGAACAAGATAAAGTAAATGCTTTAGAACGTATTAGACAAGGTGAAATTGATACAGAGGCAGAACGTAGAGCAGAGGAATTATTTCAAGTTCAAAAACAATATGCTGATTTAATTGCAGAAGCTGAAAAATATTATGGTAAAAATTCTGCAAAGGTTTTGTCTTTAAAAGAAGCACAACGTACAAAAGAAAAAGAACTTGCTGATAAATTCAAAGCAGAAGATGACCAAAAAGAATTAGATTATTGGATGAACCAATCCGCAAAATCTATAGCAAGAGATGATGAAGCAAAGAAAAAAAGAGAAACAGCAGCAGCTGAAGATATAGCATTTCAAAAAGCAAAAGATGATGTAATAGCAACTTCAAAAGCAAACTTTAATAATATAATTTCTGGTTTAGAAGAAACAGGTTTAGCAAAAACAAAAGCAGGTCAAGGAGTAGCAAAAGCAATAGCTTTAACTCAAATTGGTATTGATAGTGCTGTAGCAATTTCTAAAGCTTCTACTTTAGCAAATGCAGAGGGTGTAGCTGCACAATTAGCACTTCCTTTCGTGCCTGGAATTGGTACAGTTGCAAGAATTATATCTTACGCTTCTACTGGTTTATCTGTATTATCAAACGTAAAAAGAGCAAAACAATTATTATCAAGTGGTGGTTCTGCTGGTGGTTCTGCTTCTGCAGGTGGTGGTTCTGCACCATCTATAGGAGGCGGTGGTTCTCCTCCTCCTGCACCACAATTTAACGTAGTAGGTAACACAGGCGTTAATCAATTAGCACAAACATTAGGAAGCCAACAACCTGTTCAAGCGTTTGTAGTTGCAAACCAAGTTACAAGCCAACAATCATTAGATAGAAATATAATTAAAAATGCAAGTTTAGGATAAAAAATAACAAAATATAGAAATTAATGTTTTTAAATAAAAATAGTATGAACCTGATAGAATTAATAATAGACGATAAAGATGTATTAAGTG